TTTCTCCCAAGCAAAATTATTTTCAACAGGAACTACTCCGTAAATGCGGCCTTGATAACGTTGAGTTCCATGGTCAGTGAAATCCTGTTCCATAGAATCATAGATACCTTTAACTGGTGCATAAGGAAGTGATGAAACTAGCTTTTCAGCGAACTCATCAGTAATATAAGTTCCATTTCGATTGCCACCCTTATAAAAAATGCGGCATCTTGCGAGAGACAAAGTCTTATTATAGGCGGTTACATCACCATACAGAGAAAGAGAAAAAGTGGTTAATTTCTTTTTATCCATTTGTGCTTGAACCTCCGCCATCTAATGATTTTTCATTAGCAATTGTTTTCGCACTCTTCTGCTCGGCAGGCAGCTCTGGACGACCAGGGCTATTGCCAGATTCAGTATAAGCAGTGCTTAAAGGAATTAGTTTTTCCTTTAGATCTAAAACATCATTTTCTAAATCTTTGATATTACCAAGCTCCCTCTGCGACAAACCCATTGCTAACGCAGGTAGAACGAAACTATATCCTGAGTTCGCCATTTTAAGGGCGGCATCACAATATGCACGCTCATTATAAAAAGTTATAGGAAGAATAGTATATTTAAAAGATATATTAGAATTGCCGAATTTGTCATTGATAATAAAGGTCATTAGCTTCTCTAGCTTGCGCGCGAACGTCATCATGAGAGCCATATCATTATTGATTGAAGTCTCTAATGAAAGGTTAGATTCAGTTCCGAACAGCTGAGGACTTGAACCAGCCTCTGAATAAATATTCGTGAGAGCTTTCTCAATGCTACTTACAGCATTATCGTTAGAAGTTTTTGAGACAATTGCATCCACATCTGCATAAGTAGTTAATACAGATACATTCGGATTGCTCTTCATCATCTGTACAGTACCCTTATGCATGATTTCAGCTTCATCTGGCTCGAACAAAAGCGCGCCATCTTGAAGATGAGGGATTTTCTGAACGATAATCTTTCTAATTTCTTCTAAATCTCTTTCTTTATTAATATCTCTTGCTTGGTCATATTCAATAGCGGCAGGAATTATGTTTAAGAATGCAGGGTATCCGTCCAGGAATGGAAGACATACTCCTAATTCAGCTGGGATAAATACCCATTTTTTAACTTTACCTAACTTATATTTCCTATACCAATCAGCAACCTTTTTAGGATAGAGTTGCAGTGCCGCTTTTCTATCGTCCTTATCTGGTATAGTGTCGAAATAACTTACATCAAATTCAATAAGGTCATTTCCTGCTTGGTCCTTAAAACGTGTTTGACAATAAAACACTGGAAGGTCAATCAGTGAAATTGAATCTGTGCCTACAGACTGAATGATGCCATAATAGCATCCGTCGCGCAAGGCGACGATTGCCATCTTTGTAAACAAATCTGGCAGTTGAGCCTTATCAATAAAATTCACAGCATTGACGTACTTCTTTTGAATATACGATTCGGAGAGAGATTTACCAAAACTTGGATTAGGAATTAATAAACCTGTATATTTTAAAAGAGTTGCGTAATGGAGTAAAATTCGTTGATAGAATCCTCCTTTATGAAAGTAAGCGCGAGATAACTGAATTTGCGAAGCAAGAGAGCCGGATTCAATAATCCGCTCAATTTCTTCTGGAGTATAACTTCTATAGTATTTTCTATTGAATAAAGTAGAACTATACTTAGAACTATACGCAGTTTCGCTAGTTGCTATCATGCCTTTGTAGGAAGATGAAAAGTTAGCTAGAAACTCTTTATTATCGTTTCTATCCATTTGTTCCTCCCGTAAAGAAAACTAATTTACGACCTGCCGCGCGACGACGGTGGCTACGACTATAGGACTCTTCTTCTAACTCCTTAATTCTCCATAAACCATAGGAAAAGCTTGAATACTTATCCTTTGGAAAACGGGAGTTGATACGTTCAAGCACTATGTCGAGGCTTGAGCCAGTCCGCTTCAAGCGTAAATTACTCATTTCTTCAAACAATTTAGTTGTCATTTCGTGAGGCATTAACCTCACTACTCGTTCTTCTGTAGTCATCTTCTGACCAATTTTTGTAGCAAGAAGCGCACTCTTGGCTTCCTGTTCTTTTATCAAGAAACGCACCATTCCACTAGTTAACCTAGAATAGCAATTTCCGTGGATTTTAGAGTTCAACGATTGATTGGCCTTAATTCCATAGAGAATTTTTGGCGCATCTTTCGGTTGAATTATTTTATAGTTGTCATCATTATTAAATCCATAAGCAGGTAAGAAATTACCCATCTCATCATAGTGCGGCTTGATTAACTCATCCGCTAAACCAACTCCCAAACCATTCGTATCTATAACGACCTCGCGCGGATTAAACGCAGCGATAATTTTTTTAAGGTCAACTGCTTGTACAGAGAATGGTTTAGTTTTTGGTGTGCGGCCAAGCACAATCAAGTTCACTAAAGTTGAATAAAATTTTTGTTTGACAACATTTACTCTAAACACGCAAACCGCCGTTTGGTC